TTAATATGTTAAGAGATCATTTTAGTAATCCACCTTCAAATGGAATGAAAGAAGGAAGTGGTGGAAATTCTGTAGAAGCAGGTATTATGGAGATATTAACAAGAATGCAAACTAAAAGGTTGAAAATCTTTAGAAATCAAAGTAAACTGTTAGAAGAATTAAGGATGTATCATAGAAAAGATGGTAAAATAGTTCCTGCACATGATGATGTAATATCTGCAATGAGATATTGTGTTATGTCATTAAGAAAAGCAAGAATTAAAAACTATCAGCCTATGCAATTCCAAACTGATTCTGAATTTAACGTGTTTAACTAAAAAGGATATATGGGCGGATTTACAAGATTTATAACAAAAATGTTGAAGATGCCATCTTCACCAATACAACAAGTAGCACCTGTGCAAACAGTTGCAGCACCACAAGCAGCAGTAAAAGATAAAGCTAAACAAACTTTAGCATCTGGTGGGTATGGTAGTTCTAGTATTTTAACAAGTCAACAAGGAATAGAAGACGAAGCTAATGTTTCTAAAACTGTTCTTGGTGGAGTTGTTCAAAAAAGAAAAAAAATTTAAGTGATTGAAACAGTTACTGACGACAGTTGGCGGAAACCAATTGGAGAGTATCTTAAAAAAAAATGTCATATATCTGCTGATATAGGAGATCAATTTTCATATATTGGATTTATAGAAAATAATAAAATATTAGGTGGTTTTCTTTTTACAGATTTTGATGGTCATAATATTTATGTCCATTTAGCTTTAGAAAGTCCTAGATTATTTACTAGAAAGCATATAAGATATGTTTTTGACTATGGTTTTAGACAAATTAATTGTGGAAGAATGACAGCTGTTTGTAAAAATGGCTTTAAACGCAATGAAAGAATTTTGTCTGGAACTGGATGGACTAAAGAAGGTGTCATAAGACAAGTTATGAAAATTGATAATGAATTTGTTGATGCAGCTGTATTTGGTATGTTAAAAGAAGAATGTAAATGGATATAAAAATAAAGGAATAATTATGGGCGGAAAACCACAACCACAAATGCCACCAGCAGTAGATACATCAGTTCAAGATAAGTTAGATGCATCAGAAGCTAAATTAGCAAGTGAAACATCAAAAGCTATGGGTGTAAAAAGAAAAGGCCAATACGGAACTATTCTTACATCAGGAAAAGGTGTAACAGAAGAAGCAGATACATCTGGATCACTTTTAGGTGGAAAAAAATATTAAATAATTTATGGCAACATTTGAGTATATAAAAAAAAGATGTGCTAATTTAGAATCTATTAGATCAACTTGGGAAGATCATTGGCAAGAAATATTAGATTATGTAATGCCAAGAAAAGCAGATGTTACCTTTGTTCGTTCTAAAGGTGAAAAAAGAACCGAAGTATTATATGATAGTACAGCAATAACTGCAAACAATTTATTAGCAGCAAGTTTACAAGGTACACTTACGTCAGCATCATTACCTTGGTTTCATTTAAAATTAAGAGATACAGAAACAAATCAAAATAGAGATGTTCAATTGTGGTTAGAAGATTCTGCTAAAAGAATGTATGAAATTTTTAATGAATCTAATTTTAATACAGAAGTGCATGAATTATATTTAGATTTAGTATCAATAGGTACAGGTGCAATATTTGTAGAAGAAGGAAGTAAAGGTTTTGATAAAGAAGGAATACATTTTAATTGTTTACATATAGCAGAATATTTTATTCAAGAAAATATTAATGGTAAAGTAGATACACTTTATAGAAAATATAAATTAACAGCTAGACAAGCAATACAAGAATTTGGCGAAGAAAATGTTGGTGAAAAAATATTAGAATCTGTAAAAGAAAAACCAGACAAAGAATTTAATTTTATACACGCAGTTGAACCAACAGAAGATTATGAAAGAGCAGTAGGTAAATCATCTACAAAATTACCAGTACATAGTTGTCATGTTTGCACAGAAGATAAAATGGTTGTTCGTACTGGTGGTTATAACGAATTTCCATATTTAGTTCCAAGATGGTCTAAAGCAACAGGTGAAATTTTTGGAAGATCACCAAGTTACAATGCATTACCAGATATTAAAACTTTAAACAAAGCAGTTGAAATAGGATTAAAAGCATGGGCAAAAGCTATTGATCCACCATTACTTGTTCAAGATGATGGTGTAATTGGTAGAGTAAGAATGACACCTGGCGGTGTTACAGTAGTTAGACATGATGGTGCTATTAAACCATTACAAATAGGTTCTAATTGGCAAATAACTGATTTGAAAGAAAATCAATTAAGAACATCTATTAGACAAGCATATTATTCAGATCAATTACAATTACAAGATGGCCCACAAATGACAGCTACAGAAGTGCAAGTTAGATATGAATTAATGCAAAGATTACTTGGGCCAACTTTAGGAAGATTTCAAACAGAATTTTTAAATCCATTAATAGAAAGAACATTTGGTATTATGTTAAGAGCAGGTGGATTATTACCAGAGCCAGACGTTATTAAAGGACAAAAAATAGATATAGAATATGTTGGGCCACTTGCTCGTTCACAAAGAATGGAAGAATCAGTTGCTATTGATAGATTATATGCATTAGCAATGAATGTAGTACAAATTGATCCTTCAATTATGGATAACATAAACCATGATGAAGCAATAAGATTAAGAGGTGATTTATTAGGTGTTCCAAAAATTATTTTAAGAGCAAGAGATGAAGTTGAAGAATTAAGAGAACAAAGACAACAAGCACAAATGGCACAACAACAAGCTGAACAACAACAACAAGCCGCACAAGCTGCTTTAACACAAGGTCAAGCTATGTCAGAATTAGGTACACCAGAAGCACAAGAAGGTATGGCACAAGCTGAACAGGCAGCACAAGAAGAAGGTCTAATTTAATGGCTGATAGTGACGAAGATTTAAAACAATTAAAACAAGATTATCAAATTACATTTTCATCTAAAGAAGGTGAAAGAGTATTAGCAGATATAACATCTGCTTATTATCATAGAGGATCATATACAAAAAATGATTCTTATGAAACTTCATACCGAGAAGGACAAAGATCGGTAATAATAAGAATAATCAATCTAATGAAGGAAAATAAAAATGGCTGATGAACAAACGACCACTAACGACAATCCAGTAGAAAATACAATTTTGGGATCGGGAAGTGATAATCAAGGAGATTGGAGATCATCATTACCAGATGAACTTAAAAATGATGCAACTTTGCAAAACTTTAAAGATGTAGAAAGTCTTGCTAAAACAGTAGTACATCAACAAAAAGTATTAGGTAGTAGAATACCTATACCTAAAACTGATGAAGAAAGATCAGAACTTTATACTAAATTAGGAAGACCAGAATCTGGAGAAGCATATGATTTTACTATTCCAGATACTCATAAAAGTCATTTTAATGAAGATCAAGTTAAAGAGTTTAGAAATGTTGCACATCAAATAGGATTAAATAATGAACAAACAAAAGCATTAATAGACTTTCAAGTTAAATCTGTTGACCATGAATTACAAAGACAATCAACTAATTTATCTGCAACAAAACAAACTACAGAAGATACGTTAAAAAAAGAATGGGGATATGATTATGATAAACAAGTTAGGAATGCACAAAGAGCATTACAAGTTTATGGTAATGAAGAACTAAATGAATTAATGAATGGAGAAGCAGGTAATATACCAGCAGTCATTAAATTGTTTGCTAGATTAGGTTCAGAAGTAACAGAAGACATGGCTAAAAATACACAAAATAATAGTCTAGCTACTTCACCATTAGATGCACAATCTGAAATAGATAATATCTTTAGTAATGCTACCGATCCCTACCATGATAATATGCATAAAGATCATATGAATAGAGTTGAGTATATGCGTCAATTACATGAAAAAAGGTTTGGCAAATAGTTAAAAATTTGCTATAATTATAAAATCTAATTCGCCCTATTTTAGGAGAACGGAGAAGTAGCCGTGATTGGCTTTAAACTTCCGATCTGATCGTATCGTTTACGATAAGGTTTCCCGCAAGGACAAAGACCGATAATATGGAATATGGATTAGTATATATATTATTCCCCCTATTCTTAACTTTTAAAAAAAGGACAAAAAATGTCAACACAAATAACAACGGCTTTTGTAGAACAATACAAAAGTAATGTGTTTCATTTGGCTCAACAAAAAGGTTCTAGATTAAGAGGTGCGGTTAAAACTGAAACGGTTACAGGGAAAGCACACTTTTTTGAAAGAATTGGGTCAACTGCGGCACAATTAAGAACATCACGACATTCTGATACTCCAAGAGTAGATACTCCGCATAGTAGAAGAAAAGTGACAATGAACGACTACGACTGGGCAGATTTAATTGATAATGAAGATAAAGTAAGAATGCTTATATCTCCACAATCTGAATATGCACAAGCTGGAGCATACGCAATGGGTAGAGCTATGGATGACGCAATTATTGCGGCAGCTACTGGCAATGCACTTGGCGGAGTTGCAGGTGGAAGTTCAATTGCTTTACCACCAGCTCAAAAAGTTGTTCATGGTTCAGCTGGATTATCAGTAGCAAAATTAATTTCTGCTAAAGAAATTTTAGATGCCGCTGAAACAAACCCAGACGAAGCTAAATATCTTGTATGTTCAGCAAGTCAGATTTCTGATTTGTTAGCAATAACAAGTATTACTTCTTCTGATTTTAATTCAGTAAAAGCACTAGTACAAGGTCAAATTGATTCATTCATGGGCTTCAAGTTTATCAGAACAGAAAGACTTGGAACAGATGCAAATGGCAATAGACAAGTATTAGCATTTAATCAATCAGCATTAGGTCTTGCTGTTGGATCAGATATATCTACAAAGATATCTGAAAGAGCAGATAAGAACTATGCAACACAAGTATTTTTATCCATGACTATCGGAGCTACGAGAGTAGAAGACGAGAAAATGGTTGAAATTGCTTGTACAGAGTAATAGGAGTATATAGATATGGCTGTAACAACACAAAATAGTGCCGAGTACACTAATAGAATAGCTACTCCTCTTGTAACTGCTGATGCTGTTAATGATAAGGGTAAGTTAAGAACTTTAACTTTTACTCACAATCAAGACGGTGTTGGTGATGCAGGATCAATTGTCGTGCTGGGAAAACTTCCAGCAGGAAAAGTTAAAATCATAGGCGGTTTATCTAGATTTTATTGTAACTGGACTGCTGGTTCAAATACAATGGATATTGGATGGGAAGCATATACTGATGCAGACGGAGCAGCGGTTGCTGTTGATGTTGATGGTATGGTTGATAACTTGGACATTGATACTGCTGGTTACTTTACAATGGAAGGCAATACTGCTGCAACTAAATTGCTTGGTGGTAATGCTACTTTCTCTAGTAAAGAAGGAGTTGTCATTACTGCAAAGTCAATTGGGGCTTTAGCAGATGATGATGATCTAGCTGGTGTAATCACTTACATAGTAGATTAATAACAACAATTATTAGGGGCGGATAATACTGCCCCTTTTATAAACTTAAAAAATTATGGCTACAGAAGTATCAATTTGCTCAAATGCATTAAGAAGATTAGGTGATAATCCTATTACATCTTTGACAGACGATACTGAAAGAGCAAGACTTTGTAATTCATTTTACGCAGATGCAAGAGATGCAGTATTAAGATTACATCCTTGGAATTTTGCAATCACAAGAACATCATTAGCACAACTATCAGATACACCATCATATGGTTTTGCATATCAATATTCATTACCAACTAGCCCTTATTGTTTAAGAGTTTTAGCAATGGAATATGAAGACTATATTTTTAAAGTAGAAAATTATTCTACACAAGGTAGAGTATTATTAACAGATCAAAGTTCTGCAAAGATTTTATATGTAGCAAAAATTACAGATACAACACAATTTGATGCATTATTTGTTGATGTACTAACTGCAAAATTAGCATTAGACTTATGTTATCCAATAACTAATAGTGTATCTTTACAAGATAAAATGCAAAAACTTTACCAACTAAAACTTTCTGATGCAAGAAGTATAGATGGACAAGAAGGCTTTATTGATGACCTTGTTTCTGATACTTTTACTGACTTTAGGAAGGCTTAATGGCTAGAGTACATCCTTTCCAAACCAACTTTACTGCTGGAGAATTAACACCTAAACTTGCTGGTCAAGTTGATTTTAAAAAATATAGCAATGGTGTAGAAACACTTGAAAACATGACAGTATTTCCACAAGGTGGAGTGTCAAGAAGAAATGGAAGTAGATTTGTTTGTGAAGTAAAAGATTCAACTGCAATTACTAGATTAATTTCTTTTGAGTTTAATATTACACAAGCATATGTTTTAGAGTTTGGAAACAATTATATAAGATTTTTAAAAGATAATGGTCAAATAACAGAAGCTGCAAAAACTATAACAGCTATTACAGCAGCTAATCCTGCTGTAGTTACATCTACTAGTCATGGTTTTTCAAATGGAAATGATGTCTGGATTGCAGGTGTAGTAGGAATGACTAGACTTAATGGAAGAAGATTTACAGTTGCAAGTTCTACAACTAATACATTTGAATTAACTGGTGAAGATAGCACAAGTTATGATGCTTATAGTTCTGGTGGAACTGCATCTAAAACATATGAAATAGCAACAACATATACATCAGCAGAATTAAGTGAATTACAATTTACACAATCAGCAGATGTTATGTATATTGTACATCCAAATCATCCCCCTGCAAAATTATCAAGAACAGCTCATACAACATGGACTTTAGATGATGTTGATTTTCAAGTTGGCCCTTTTCTTGATACAAATACAACAGCAACAACACTAACAACAAGTGCAACAACAGTAGGAACGGGAAGAACTTTAACAGCATCTGCTATAACGGGAATTAATAGTGGAACTGGTTTTCAAACTACTGATGTAGGTAGATTGGTAAAATTAGGAGATGGATGGGGAGAAATTACAGCGAGAACTAGCACAACTGTTGTAACATGGACTATTACTGTAGCTGCAACAGGATCAGGGGCTGCGGTTTGGTCATTAGGAGCATGGTCTGCAACAACAGGTTATCCTAGAACAGTATCATTTTTTGAACAAAGATTAGTATTTGGGGGGTCATCAAGTTATCCTCAAACTATATGGGCAAGTGAATCTGGTTTATATGAAGAATTTGATGTAGGAGATGGAAGTGCAGCAGATGCATTTATTTATACAATAGCAGCCAACAAAGTAAATGTTATTAGATGGTTAGCACCTTCTAGAGATTTAATTGTAGGTACTGTTGGTGGTGAATTTAAAGTTGGAAGACCTGCTGGTGAGCCTCTAAAGCCCGACAATGTTAATATTGCACAACAAACTACATATGGCGGATATACAACACAACCAATTCAAATAGGTAGTGAAGTTTTATTTGTACAAAGACAACAAAGAAAAGTTAGATCATTTGCATATCGTTTTGAAGATGATGCATATCAAGCACCAGATATGACATTACTTGCTGAACATATAACAGATACAGGAATTGTTGATGTTGATTACGCACAAGAGCCAGATTCTATTTATTGGGCTGCAAGAACTGATGGAACATTATTAGGAATGACATACCATAGAGAAGAAGATGTTGTTGCATGGCATAGACATATTTTTGGTGGTTCTAATAAATTTATATTTAATGGTGCAACTGGAGTTCTTGATTATCTTAATGATGCTAATTTTAATGGATACATTACTATAACAGCACATGGATTATCTACAGGAGATGAAGTAACTTATAGTGCTGGTGGTGGAACTAAAATACCAGAATTAACAGAAGGTGGAACATATTATGTTTTTGCTAGAGATGCTAATACATTAGAACTAGCAGATACTTATGCACAAGCAGTAGATAGAACAATTAAAAGAATATCAGATGGTATTGGTGCAAGTCACTCTTTATCAACAAAAGCTAAAATAAAAAGTATAACTTCAATAAATGAAACACTTGAAAACCAAGTTTGGATAATATGCGAAAGAAGAATTAATGATACTAAAAGACAATACATAGAATATCTAGACCCAACATTAAATATGGATTGTACATTATCTGCATTAGTAAATGATGGACTAACAGTAGTAACAGGATTAAACCATCTTGAAGGGGAATCCGTACAAGTATTAGTAGGAGATGCAGTATTTCCAAATCAAACAGTTACAGGGGGTAGTATTAGTGTTACACTACCTACATCAGCAAGTTTTAAAAGTATTGAAATTGGCCTTGGTTATACATCTAAAATTAAAACTATGAGAATTGAATCAGGATCACAAGCAGGTACTGCACAAGCAAGGAAAAAAAGATATAATGAAGTTGTGGTAAGATTATATAAAAGTGTAGGTTTAACTGTTAATGGAGATCAAATACCTTTTAGATCATCTTCTACACCAATGGGGCAAGACATAGCAGAATTTACTGGAGATAAAAGAGTAAGTAATCTAGGATGGAATAGAGATGGTCAAATAGAAATTGAACAAACACAACCACTACCTATGACAGTTTTAGGTATAACAGGAACATTAGTAACAAGTGATTAATATGAATAATAAAATAATAGAAGCTAAAAAATTATTAGAACAATATGCACCTAAAGGTGAGTTTCTTGCATACATTAATAAAGATGAAGAACAAATATTAAAAAATTTAGGTGGTTCTGGAGAAAGAGTTAAAGAAACAGGAATACCTTCTTTTAATCCAATGTACATAGTTGCAGGAATGATGGCTTTAAGTACAGGAATGTCTTACATGGGAAGCCTTCAACAGTCTAAACAAATAAAAGCAGCTGCGGCATGGGATCAATACCATTTAAACATTAAAAAAACACAAGATACTATTATGGCTAATAAACAAGCTGCAAAATTATTAAGTGAAAAAAGAGCTACTATTGGTGCAAGAGGAATACAATTTTCAGGTTCAAGTTTAATGGAACAAGAAAGTGTTATAGAAAATTTAGAAGATACTTTATTTTGGATAGATAAAGGTGTAGAAATGGATTTAAGAACTATGGATGTAAGACTTGCAGGTGCATTAGCAAAAGAATCATGGGATAGAAAAACTAGTTTATTAAGTGGAATGACCAATGCTTATTCAACAAGTAAAACTACAGTATAAGTATGTTTAAAATAAAAGTATGGGATAATGATACAATGATATTTGAAGGATATAGTAAAAAAGTACCAAAAACAGATGAAGAATTTAAAGCATGGACTTTAACTAAAAATGGAAATTCAACAGAACAAAAA